GAAGTCCCAATCACCAACAAGAAACGCATTGAACACCTCATCTCCACCTATGGCCTCGACTCTGACTACACCCGCGTCCGCATCCTTGGCCAGTTCCCCCGTCTCGGTCTCATGGAGTTTTTCTCAGCCTTCGACATCGATGCCGCCATGTCTCCAGAACTAGAGGTTTACGTAGATGCCCTCACCCCCTTGGCTATTGGAGTGGACGTTGCTCGTTATGGACGAAACAACTCAGTTATATTCCCTCGTAAAGGTCGTGACGCACGAACCCTCGAGCGCAAGATATTCTCGGGTATGGACACTGTCGCCCTCGCCAATCAAATCCACGATGCTTGGACAACCTGGCGACCTGATGGAATCTTCATCGACGGCGGTGGCGTCGGCGGTGGCGTCGTCGACAACTGTCGAGCCAAGGCTCTCTACGTCACCGAAATCCAATTCGGCGCCAAAGATTCCATAACCGGTCTAATCAACAACACTTCCGGTGAGAAATACGCCAACATGCGCGCAGCCATGTATGGAGCCTGCCGCGCTTGGCTCAAAACCGGTATGCTCCCATACGACACTAACCTCCGCACCGCGATGTTGGCAATCAAATATACCATCAAAGAATCCACCGGCGAAATCATCCTCACGCCCAAAGAAGACATCCTCAACGACCACCCAGACATCGACCTCGATTCCCTCGACGGCCTTTGCCTGACCTTTGGCGGTCCGTTGACTCCCCATCAGCTCGCAGGTGGTGACCATCCTCAAACACCCTTGCACATTTCCGAATACAATCCCTTCGATCCCAAATACATGGAGGCCGCAGAATGACCTGTCTCAAATGCCACAAAGAAATGCTCTACATGGGCACCTGGCCCGCCCTCGACTTTGCTTGCAAACTCTTCCACCGCTACAAATGCCTTGAATGCAAAACCTACTCCGGAGGCTGTATGTTGAAAAACCTGACCTGAAAATACTTGTTGCTTCAATTAACTCCAAACAGGAAACACTTCAATGAACATCCGATACAAACTCACATCCGATATCTACATGCCCCTCGATGGTCAATGGTCAATCGTTGGCGCCGGGACTGTCTTTGACGATCTCCCGAACGTGACCTACGCCATGGGCCACGCAACCATCCTCTCCCCGAACGAACCAGCAGGCCCACTCGGTTCCCATAATCGTGCAACATCAATCCGCAATGTGGTTAGGCATTGAAGCTGGCCCAACAGACTCATTGTGAAGGATCTGCCCGTGACCCCATCCCAACCCCAGCAAGCGGTTCCGCAGTTGCCTAATGCTCCGCCACCTCCGCCAGTGATTGCGCAGAATCCACAGGGACAAAAGCCGGGAAAGAAATCAATGACCCCATCATTCCTCAACTCCTCGGCTTTGCCCAGCCCGGGTGTTGAATCTGGCGGGAAGAAACTGGTAGGACAGTGATGACCAAGCAATTTGAATATTTAGTCGTTGATGCTGGGCAGAAGCCACAAGTAGCACTGGAAGAACTTGGCAAGAGTGGATGGGAACTTGTGTTTGTGAAGGAAAGTTTCATCAGTGGATCTGTCAGTTTCATCCTCTGGCTCAAGCGTGAGATCAGCTAATGCCTCAAGCTCCAATGCTCCCACCAGATGAAATGGCCAAGGCTCAGTCAGGTGCTGGTCTCAACCCAGTCAACTTCCTCATCGCTGCGAGTGACATGCAGAAATCTGGTCAGCTCTCCGCGCCAATCCCCGCAGGTCAACCACTCCAAACCGGCAAGAAGCCCTCACGCAAACCAATCCAGGTGTTGAAATGACCTTTCTCGAGGAGCTCCAATACGCCGCTGGCATGATCGTTGGCCTTGCCATCCTCTGGCTCTTGATTTGGTAATCCTGTGAATGCACTAACAACCAATCCGTTCTCAGGACTCTACTCGGAGTACGTAACCGAGCAAGATATGCTCCTGCGCAAGTTCCAGCAAGGCCGCCTGTTGGGCCTCCGCAACAACCGCTATTCATGGTGGACACATGCAAGGGAGTTGGCAGACTTTATATTGCCAAGACGATACAAATGGCTCATAACCCAGAACCAACAGAACCGCGGATCGCCAATCAATCAGCACATTCTGGATTCTACTGGAACGATAGCCGCACGAAACTTATCAGCGGGGATGATGAGTGGTATATCGTCCCCTACGAGACCATGGTTCAAATTGAAAATCGGGCGTTTAGACTCTACGCAGACTTCCCCTACAAGCTTGTGGTTGGCTGAATGCGAACGCCTCATGTACCTCGTCCTCGCAGAATCCAACTTCTACACCGCGATGGCGATCTTCTACTTCGACCTCGTTGTCTTCGGCACCGCGGTTACCCTCGTCTACGAAGACTTTGACAACGTCGTCAACTGCATCAACCCAGCCTTCGGCGAATACTACGTCGACATCGATGGCAAATACCGCCCAGTCATCTTCTACCGTGAATTCACCTACACTGTTGGCCAAACCGTTGATGAATTCGGCTATGAAAACACATCCCCGCAAATCCGACAGTTCTACGATCTCCAAGACGGTGCCAACCTAACCCGCGAGGTAATCATCGCCCATGCAATCGAACCCAACACCGACGCGAAGCGCTACGGCATCCCAGACCACTTCGCCTATCGTGAGACTTACTGGGAGTGGGGTGGTGCAACGAATCCTCAAGGCGGGACTTCAGCCCGTGGATTCTTGCGCAAGAGAGGCTTCAATGAAAGGGCTGCGATCATTGGTCGATGGGACTTGGTTGCTAACGATCCCTACGGCAGAAGTCCTGGCATGGACGCATTACCGGACATCAAACAACTCCAACAAGAAACCCGCCGTAAAGCCCAAGGCATCGACAAAGGCATCAACCCACCACTCGTCGCCGACGCTCAGCTCAAAAACCAACCCGCATCCCTCCTCCCTGGTGGCATTACCTTCCTCCAAGGCATGATGTCTTCCGGCAAAGATGGCATGAAACCCATCTACGGCAACTGGCGCCCGGACATCGCGGCGATCTCCGAAGACATGACCGAAGTCCGCCAACGCATCAAAGATATCTTCTTCAACTCTCTATTCCAAGTCGCTTCCCAGTTCGAAACCCGCTCCAATATCACCGCTGTCGAATGGGACATGCGCAAGTCCGAATCTCTCATGATGCTCACGCCCGTCATCGAGCGTCTTCAAACCGAGGTCCTAGCCCCCGTCGTCGACCGCGTTTGGGGCATAATGCTCCGCGCCAATATCCTCCCTCCCCCACCACCTGAGGCTGCAGGTGCCTTCGTCAACATCGAATACGTCTCCATGCTGGCCCTATCCCAACGCGCAGCCCAAGCAGGTTCCATCGAGCGCGTTCTCCAAATCGCTGGCCAACTCGGTGGTCTCGACCCATCCCTCATCGACAACATCGATTTCGACATGGCCCTCGACATCTACGCCAACCTCCTCAACAACGATCCGCGAATGATCCGCTCTCCCCAGGCCGTTGCCTTCATCCGTCAACAACGTGCCCAACAAGCCGCCCAGCAACAGCAACTCCAAACCGCCGAGACCCTGTCCAAAGCTGGAGCCAACGCTTCCCAAATCGATGTTGGTGGCGGTCAAAATCTCATGCAGAAGATGCTAACCCAATGACTACTCCACGCGTCCAGCACAAAGCCACCCTCTCCATCAATGGTCGCAACATCGACATTCACGCGCCACCTTTCATGCCCATTTCCCAACTCGAAGAATGGCTCGCCGAAGCTCTCAAAGCCCAAGGCTGTACCCTCATCACCAAATCCTGGGCCACACCTGAAACCGACCCGCAGAGAGGCGCCGTGGAGTGACCTTCGATGCAACGGACCGCAAAGCAATCAAACGTCGAGAGAAACAAGCCAAGCAACGCGAGGCCCAAAGACATAATTATACCCGCCACATTATGGCGGATCGCTTCGGTCGAGAGTGGATGTGGGAGCTACTCGAGCGTTGCCATATCTTTCAAACTCCATTTATCGGGGGTCAACCTGATCAAACCGCATTCAACTTGGGTGAACACAATTTCGGCCTCCAACTCCTCGCCGACATCATGACCGCCTGCCCGCAAGACTATCAACTTATGGCCCAAGAAGCAACGACAAGGAACCTAGCAAATGACCGACGTGACGATAACTCCCGAAGCCCCGGCGGGGAACACCCCGGAAGCGAGGACTTCGGACGGGACGCTGAAGGATCAATCGCCAGGACCGACTACGACCCCTTCGCCAGAGACAACTCCGACTACGATCCAGCCAACTGACCCTATCGGTTCAACCTTCCTCACCAATGCCGAAACCACGGAAGCGGAAGGTAAGGGGAAGGCCAAGGAAGATGAAGCCGCTCCCAAAACCGAACCCACCACCGGAGCACCGGAGAAATACACCGACTTCACCGTCCCCGAGGGTTTCAAATTCGACGCCACGGCCCTTACCGAGGCCCAGGCCGTGTTCAAGGAACTCAACCTCTCCCAAGAAAGCGCTCAGAAGCTTGTGAACACCTATTCAAAACAAGTCTTGGCTGCTACCTCGGCCCCCTACGATCTCTGGGCCAACACCCAGCGTGAATGGAACGCCGAGATCCTCTCCCGCTTCGGTGGCGAATCCGGCTCCAACAAGCTCCGAGGTGACATCAACAACGTGATCAATCGAGTCCTTCCCCCAACCCTGCAAAGATCCTTCCGTGCTGCCCTAGACTTCACCGGCGCCGGTTCCAACCCAGACATGCTCGAAGCATTCTCCATCATGCTCAAACCCCACATGGAAGGTCGCCCAGTCCCGTCAGGCAATCCTTCTACCACCGCCAATACCGACCCAACTCGCCCATCCGGCCCGATCGACCCCGCAGCCGCGATGTACCCACATCTCGTCGGTAATCGACCAAAGTAATCCCAACGTCCACCGCGGAGCGGTAGAACGGCACAGCCCAGAGGACCACAGGATAAGCCACTCACAATGAACCTCAACCTCTGCACAAGGATGATTAGCCTATGGCAATCATTGGCTCCACCGCCCTAACCTACGCCGATTGGGCCAAGCGCCTCGATGACGGCTACAAAGTCGCGTCAATCATCGAGCTCCTTTCCCAAACCAACGAGATCCTCGATGACATGATGGTCGTCGAGGGCAACCTTCCCACCGGACACAAAACCACCGTCCGAACTGGCTTGCCCCAAGCCACCTGGCGCCTGCTCAACACCGGTGTCCCCAATGCCAAGTCCACCACTGCCCAAATCGTCGACACCGTTGGCAACCTCGAAACCTACTCCGTCATCGACAAAGACATCGCGGATCTCAATGGCAACACTCCAGAGTTCCGCCTGTCCGAGTCCCGTGCCTTCCTCGAAGGCATGTCCCAACAAGTCGCCCAGGTTCTCATCTATGGCAACCAGTTCATCAACCCAGAACGCTTCACTGGCTTTGCCCCTCGCTACTCCACCCTCACCGCCGCCAACTCCCAAACCGCTGCCAACGTTCTCTCCGGCGGCGGTTCTGCCTCAACCAACACTTCTCTCTGGATCCAAACCTGGGGCGTCGACACCAACCACGCTACCTTCCCCAAAGGCAAACTCACTGGCCTACAACAGCGTGACATGGGCGAGTGGCCAGTCACCGACTCCAACGGCAACACCTTCCAAGCCTACCGCGAACACTTCAAATGGGAAATCGGCTTCGTCCAACGCGATTGGCGCTACATGGTCCGCGTTGCCAACATCGACGTAACCCAGCTCACTGGCGTCTCCGCGGCCAATCTAATCAACCTCATCATCCGCGGGCTCTACCGCCTCCCAACCGCCCCCGTCTCCGCAACCACCATTCAAACCTCGGACTCCCCAATGGTCCGCGCTGACATGGGCCGGACCGTCATCTATTGCAACCGTATCCTGCGGACCTATCTTGATCTCCAGGCCATGAACAAAACCAACGTGCTACTCCGTCTCGAAGAATTTAACGGGAAGCCCATCACCACATTCCGCGGCATCCCGGTTCGCACGGTGGACGCCATCCTCTCCAACGAAGCAACCGTGAGCTGAAAGGAACATAGCATGATTCTCGATGGATTTCTCCAGTTCACTGCAGCAGCATTCGATATCCCCACCACCGGTTCCCAAGTCTCCACAAACCAGCTCGACCTCGGCATCATCGGTCTGCCAACCTCAGCTTCCGGCGGTGGCGCTCGTGACATTGGCATCGGCGACGACCCAGCTATGAAGCTGCTCGTCATCGTCCAAACCGCCTTCACCGTTGGCACTTCTCTGCAGGTCAACGTCCAAGGCGCCCCAGACAACGGTGCTGGTGCCCCAGGCTCCTACGTCATCATGGCCTCCGGACCGGTTGTCGTAGAAGCCAACCTCATCATCGGCGCACGCCTCCTCGATATCGACATGCCTCGGCCAGCTCCTGCCCAACCACTCCCTCGCTTCATCCAACTGGGCTATGTCTCCGTCGGCACCCACACTACTGGCAAGCTCCAAGGCTTCCTCGTCCTCGATCGGCACGATCTGCCAGAACAATCCAACGCAGTGCTCGGTGGCTATCCGCCCGGCATCACCATCGCCAACTAAGGAGCCTCATGATGAAAAACTTCCTCCATCGTTGGGGCACCTCATTCGCCCTCCTCCTACTCCTGTGCAGCGTCGGTGCTGCACAGGTCATCAACCAATCACTCCAGCTCTCTCAAGATCCTAGAGGTCAGTTTGGCGTAGACACCAATGGCAATCTCTACATCCAAAACAACCGCCATCTATTATTCCAACTTGGCACAACTGCCCTACCGACAGTCGCTGGCGCTGGCTGCGTTGTCACTGCAGGTTCCACAGACGCCAATGGCCAGGTAACCGGTTGCTCAGCCGCAGCCGCAGTCACCTTTAGCCAAGCCTACGTCACCGCTCCGCGTTGCATCGCTTCTTCCTCAAGCGCAACCAACGTAGCTTTAACCGTCAGCTCAACCACAACCGCCCTGACTGTCACCCCCAACACTGTCACCGCCGCGACCTGGAATTGGGTCTGCGGTAGCGTTAGCTAAAGGAAACAGCAATGACCAAACTTCTCGCACTTCTAGCAGGGGTGGTCATTGCCGCCCTTGCCTTCATCGGTGGGCTTTATGCCCAGCAGCTTAGCTCTTCAACCCTCACCGGTAACGAGGTTATCGTTGCCGCTATCGGTGGCCCAGGTGGCCCATCCATCTTCATCCCTATAAGCGAACTCCGCAACGCCACCGGACTCAAGACCTTCTCCGGCTCAGGCGCCCAGACTTACCAGATGCTGCCCTTGGACAGCACCTTGTTTTGGATAGGCACCGCTCCAACCACCTGGACCATCACTACTCCTGTGGCACCCTACGATGGACAAATCTTTCAGCTTGCCACAGACACGACTCTGACTACGCTGGTCACTGTGACCCCGGCGACAGGTCAAACTCTCCAAGCGGCCTTTAGCGCTCAAACCCTCACTGCAGGAACTTCCCTCGAATGGATGTTCGTCTTTGCAACCTCCAAATGGCAAAGGATTCGCTAATGAGCAAGCTCAGGCTCACTCTAACCCTTCTCCTATCCTTGAGCCTGAGCCTTCTGGCTTGGGCCCCAAGCCACGCCGAGAACGTAGTTGGCCCAACCAATGCCATTCTCTGCAGCAAGACTGCATCAGCCACCCCTACATCAGCCACGACCACAGCCTTAGTCAGTGGCGTAGCTGGGCAGTCAATTTACATCTGTGGATGGCATGTCACTTCCATTCTCAATACAACCTCTACCTTTCAATTCGAATACGGGACCCAAGGAGGGCCTTGTGGCAACTCACCTATTCCAACCACAGTCATAACTCCCGCATTCAATGTCACCTCCACGGCCCCGTCAGCTGACCATATCACTTATGCAGTGCTCCAAGTACCTGCGGGAGCACAGCTGTGTATCGTAACTGGATCTGGCACTACCGGTGATGCTGTTCTGGTCTACTACTCTCAGTTCTAGAAAGGCACATCCCATGACCGATCAAGTCAATCAATTAGTCGCAGACCTAGCCAACCACATAACATCAATGCAAACCGCGCATGGCGAGGCCAAGACCGCTCTTGCGACCACCAACACCCAGATCGCAAAGGCCCAGGAAGAGCTAAAGATCGCCCAAGCTGGCCTAACCGTGGCTCAACAAAAGACCCTATCCGCCTACCAAACCAAACTCGACAAAGCACACTTCGAACTCGAGAACCTCACCCCGAAGTTGGAAGAAAAGCGCAAAGAACTCGCCTCCGCAACTGAACAACTAAACTCAATCGCCGATCGCTTCCGCTCCGTCCAAAACGAACTTGCCGCGATCAAACAGAAACTCTAATGAATGCCATCGACATATATCGGGGCATATGGACTTCACTATGGGGTCCCCGATCTATCTCGACCACCGCAGCACAGAACCCTTTAGTCATCAACGATGATGGTTCGGTCAATGTCATTATCTCCGCCACTGGCGACCCGGCCTCCGATGGTTCAGGAACAATCACCTCAGGCGGGACTGCCCAAACCCTCTTCGGTGGCGCTACCCCAACCAATGGCTTTGGAGTATACAACCCAGACCTAACTGAAGACCTTTGGATTTCTTTATTCACAACCGCGGCAATTGCCTCATCAGGATCCATTCGCCTAGCTGCCAACGGAGGTTGGTATGAAACTCCTCCAGATATGAAGCCGTCAAACTCAGTCTCAATCATTGCAGCTACCACAGGACACAAGTTCACAGCGGATAGATGGTAAAATGCCGGTTGGTTTTCCTTTAAGCGGTGGTGGCAGTGGTGGTATGGCCATCGGTGGGACCGTTACTGGCAGCACCCCGAGCAGTGTTCTGTTTATCAATTCACTATCCCAACTAGCCCAAGACAACACCAACTTCTTTTGGGATGACAGTCTTTTCAATCTGCGCATTGGCGGTAAGTATTTTATCGGCACATCTGCGGCGATTTACACAATTCCGAATGTCAGTGGCAACAACTGGTTTGAGGGATCTGCTGGCAATATCACTATCACCGGCTACGGTAATTTTGGCACGGGCGATCAGGCGCTTCTATCGTTAACGACTGGTTTTCAAAATGTGGCGCTCGGGGCCAAGGCAGGGAAGAATCTGCTAGGTGGTTCTGAGAACTTTGCTCTGGGTTCTGATTCGCTAAGGCAGTCTCAAAGCGATTCAAATAACGTAGCAGTGGGAACTAATGCACTTCAGCAGCTAGGCAATGCCGGGGCCGGTGGCGGAAATAATACGTCCAATATTGCAATTGGTTTCGGTGCCTTGGGCCAAGTTGAGATTGGAAACGGTAACGTTGCAGTTGGCTTCAATACCCTGTCTAACGTGGTGCCTCCCCATACTGCTACCGCCAATATCGTCATAGGCAATGCGGCTGGCCAAGTCTTGGGCACGGCCTTCAATATAAGTGGCAATGTATTTATAGGAGATCATGCTGGCAGCAATATTACAGGCGGAAATTCCAATACCTACATAGGCGGATATCGTGGACCCGCGACCGGTATCAATCGCACCATCGCTTTTTCCGATGGTGAGCAAATCAATCTTTTGGATATGAACCTGACGACTTTCGCTATCTGGTCGATGAATTACAATATATCCAATGCCCAGCCTGTTGGGTTGCACATCTATAACTTTCAAGATGCGTTGGCTTCAACCGCCAACTATGAGCGTGGGGTCGTTGACTGGAATGTGACCGCCAATGTCTTCACCATCGGCACCCAGAAGGGCGGCACCGGTTCCACCCGCAATATGGAGTTCATTATTGGTGGTGTCAACAAACTCGACTTCGGAGTAACCAATGCAGGATTATGGACCTTTGCGCAAGCTACTATGTTTGCCACATCAGTTGCCCTCACCAACGGTGCAGCGGCTCAGATCGCAACGCTGACAAATGGGCCTGTCGCAGGCAATCCTACTAAATGGATACCCATCAACGATAACGGAACCACCCGCTTTATCCCAGCTTGGTAAGGAAATCTAATGTCCAATCCAGTCAGTTTTGTTAACAATTACGTCTCAGGATGCCAGCAGATCAACACCATCCTACAAACTCTGCGAGGGCTGAATGACCAGTTAGCCCAAGACCCAACCCTATCTTCGCGATACTTCAGCTCCCCCGGGGCCAGAACTGATATCGTCGCACAAGACATCACCAATGCTTCCAGCGCCATAACCCAACTCTTGTTCACATTCGACAGTGGCGCTCCAACCCAGAAATCGTTTATTTACAAGCTGTTCCCATGATGAAAGTCGAACTTACCGAACAAGAATGGGTGGCCATCATTAATCTAATGTCCTTTGCGCCCTACCGTGATGCACAGCCATTCATTCAGAAGATATCTCAGCAGCTTATAGAGCAGAAGACTTCCTCAACTGAAATCAACTAGGAGCCAACCATGCCGAGATGGAAACTAACCGCCAAGCACTATCTTCACGCCCTTCAATATGGCCAACCCAGCGAATGGCAGCGTGAGGAAATCAATGTCCAATCCGGCCGGGCATTTCGCAAGACTTATCCCGTTCCGATGTTCATCGATCCGGATGATCCTCATTGCATCAACCGACACTTGGGCTACTGCGTCATCGCTACAGAAGGCTCTGATCAACCCGGTGATCTAATCGTCTCCAACTTCAAACCCACCCCGGACATGGAACCCCTCGACGAGGAAGCCCGCCAGCTATCAGAAATCGAGAGGCCTCATTGGATCAACCCAATCGATGGCCTTTCCCCAACCATGGGTGAGGACTTCGCCAATCAGCTCCTGGCAGCGCTCCAGCAGCAGATGAACAAAACCCAGGTTGGTTCCATTGGGAGCAATGCCGAAGTCTCCAATCTCAGCGCCCTCGTCGCGGCTCAACAGAAACAGATTGAGTCTCTTATCAGCGCCTTGTCGGGGAGCGGAAGGAGAGTGGAAGGCAAAGGCGAAGGTATAAGCGAGTCCATGGCTCTTGCTCTTGGTATGCACCCAACTCCAGAAGACGAAACAATTCCACTTTCCAAGCGCCAAGCAGCAATGCAGCAGCGCTATAACCGAGACTTAAACCAGAAGAGAAATGAAGGCGCAGCGCCGAGCGGCGGGGAGGAACCTGCCTATGACCCCGCCAACCACGTCGTTGACGATCTCGAACCGCTCCCATCCAACGAGGACGTTGAAGCTGTCCAACGTGCTGCTGCGGGGCTGACCAAAACCCCGATCAAAGCTTCCCACCCGGTGCGTAGGATCTAACCATGACCTCTCAGCTCGACTTGGACCAAGGCGGCACATTTCGAGGATGGGCCCGGCAATGGATGGGCCCATCCATTGGCTGGATCATGGTTCCGTTGAGCAATATATTACTGATCACCACCGCTGGTACGGTCTTAATCCTCCCCAGCACTTCGCTGGTGGAAGTGAACGTAGCCGGTGCGGTCATACTAAAGCTCCCTTCGGTGATCCCGCCCTCTGCTGGCGCAGGAGCTCTCCCAGGCCTCTTCGCCAACAATCCTATCACCATCGTCGATATCGGCAACAAGGCCCAAGCCAACCCCATCACAATCCAACCTGCTTCTGGTACTGAGACAATAATGGGGTTGGCCCAAATCCAAATCACTGTTAACTATGGTGGTTTCACCCTCCAACCCATCTCTGCCCAATCAACCTGGAATTCGATCTCGCCATGAAACGCATCCTTTTAGCCCTCACACTTTTGTTGACTCCCAGTCTTGCCTGGGCCCAATGCACTGGCGTATTCCCCGCCAATACCCTCTGCGGCAACCTCTCTGGCAGTCCTGCCCCACCCGCTGCATTCTCCTCTAGCGGAACCGTAGTCGGCCCTGGCTCCTCCACCGTCAACGACATAGCTGTTTGGAACAATACTAGCGGTACTCTTCTCAAAGACGTTCCCTTCGTAACTATCTGCGGATCAAACATCTTCACCTCCATTGCCTCTGGCTGCGTTCCGTCCTCAGGTGGTGGCACAACTACCTTCCTCCGTGCCGACTCTACCTTCGCCGTGCCACCAACCTTTGGCTCGGCGGCGCCTGGATATGTCCCTGCCTCAGGCGGAGGTACGACCACCTTTCTCCGAGCCGATGCTACCTTCGCAACAGTTGCGGCTGGCGCACCAATCGCTGCCTTCGATACACTCTGCAACCCAACCTCCTCCTCGGCCGTTCCAATTGCATGTCAGAGTGGTTTTCTTCATCTAAAGGACTTCTCGCCTACTGTTGTCGGTGACAACTCAGCTGACGACACTACGGCTTTGCAGAATTGGATGAATGCCTGCGCTACAAATCGACTTATCTGTTATCTTGATCCTCCAAGCGTCTGCTACAAAATAACCGCAGCCTTAACAATCAACAGCGCCAATGGCCTGACCATGATAGGACCGGGCCGCGATAAGGTGGGCCAGGGCATCTGTCTATCTTCAACAACCCAGAATGGCATCGTCGCAACCACGTTAGGTCAAATCAACTTCTTTAGCTTCCAAATCACTGGCCAGGCTGCGGCTACTGCTGGTGATATGTTCCAACTGAACTCTGGTTCAACGAATCCAAATCAGCGTTCAACAATGCGCGATATGTATTTCCAAAGTGGGTTTAACCAAGTCCACTACGTCACCGCTTCGGGCTGGACGATTGACAATGGATTGTTTATTGGGCCGAACACCAGTGGCACCAGCGTACTCATCGAAGACACCACAGCAGCCGATGCTGGCGATCAATTCATTCACGACTCGACATTCAGTGGCAATGCAACGGGCACTGCCATTGTCCAAACCTCAGGTGGTGGCCTAAAAGTTGTCGGCAACAAGATTATCAATTATGCAAACGGCTACTTACTAAGCCTCATCACTGGCGTTTCAACTTCCGACCTGTTCTTCTCTGCGAATAGCATGGAGGCTTTTACTTCTAGCGGTATCTCGCTCAACAAAGGTTCGGGGACTGTATTCGGCACCGTTAACATTGTCGGGAATGAAATAAATGGTTGCGCGTCATGTTTCAACACAGACGCAACCGCAGGATGGCTCAGTAACGTTATCGTTTCCAACAACCACCTATCCCCAAATGCTTCCGGCACTTGTATGGACATTGGCACAGGCAGCGGTGTGCAGGTTATTGGAAATAACTGTCAAGGAGGCGGTGCTAATGGAATTGGGATTATCACCAGAGTAAACCTGACAAACGGATTAGTTGCCCATAATATCTTCAACAATAACATCGTTACCAATTACACCAACAGCTCAACAACTACAGTGATCGTCGATGACGTCGGCTTAGCATTCGCTTCATTACCCGCAACAGCGCAAAACGGCAGCCAGATATTTGTAACAAACGGCGCCCCGGCCTCATCCCCATGCACCGGTGCCAGTACTGGCTCGATGGCATTTCGACAAAATGGAGCATGGAAGTGTTTCTAATGAAAGGCAAACCCAAATGAGCGAACCAGAACATTCCGCCGAGGTCTACCTCAAGCGTATCGCGGACGACATGAAAATCATCCGCGGACAGTTGACCGAGGTTATCAATTACATGCGCGAAGCCGAGTCAGAAGTCCCCGAGAAGATGCGGCGCTTCATCATGTATATGCACGACGTTCACGACGTCTCCTACCTCTACGAATCCCGCGGCATTCCAGTCCCCGATTACATCAGCCGCGAACTCGAACGCTGTGACGATCGCTATCGCCAACTACTCGTCGAACTCCACATGGACGGTGGCACGTTCGAAAAAGTCCGCCGAGAGATGGCCAAAGACCCACTCAATCGCTGGGACCACACTCGCCAACTAACCAAACCAAAGGAGAACCAATCATGAAGCAACAAGGACGTGCAGATCGCTCTGGCCCAACTGGGCAAAAGGTTGAACCCAATTCCAAGGCAATCAATCCAGGCGCGGTTTCCTACCTTGGCGCCAAACTTGGCAACCACGCAACCGAAGCCAATGGCAAACCGCTCAACAACCATACACCTTGGTCCGCAGGCCAAGGCTACAACCCACCTCCATACTCTACCAGCACCGATGGTTCCGCTCCGGGCGCTGGAATGGTCACACGACGCAGCGGAAGCCAAGGAAAGTATTGAGAAAGGAAATGACGATGGCAGATCTAGACGAAGTAGCGAACCTTCTCCACGTACACGAGAAAGCATCAGCGCATGGAGATTTGCTGAGGAACATTGCCAACACAGCAATGGCCAAGCTCAGGCTTATCAATGAAGAACATGACAAGCCGAAGGAAACGGCAGTGGAAGATCCAGGAGAACCTGAAATCGAACATGAGGAGCACGAAACCGATGCCAACTGACATCCTTTCCCAATACGGCCCAGGAACCTCCCAACCACAGCGCGGCGTTATCTCAAAGGGCGGAGTGATGCCAGGCGACACCAAAGACGTTCGCAACTATCAACCACCAATGGGTCCAAAGAACATCATGGACCCAAAATCCCCGGGTATCCATGGGATGAACCATGGCATTGGCAATGGCTGTGAATATGACACGGCCAAATCCGGTTCTCCAGGCCTTGGTGGAACCAACTACGGCTGTTGTGGATCGCAAGGCAAATACTAACCCAGGAGAGCGGCGGTGGCAGATCAAACATCCATAGTCAACCGAGCCCTTAGCTCCTTTGGCAGTCGCACAACCGTGACCGCCGCTCTCCTTGCCAGCAATGGTAGCAACGAAGCAATCCAAGCCAATCTTATCTACATCCCTCACCGCCGACGCCTATTCCGCATGGCTCCGTGGTCCTGCGCATTCAACACAGTCCTCCTCAACTACATCACCTCATCTTTCGGCACCCCGGAAAACACCTCTCCTGCCACCAACATTTGGCAAAAGGGCCAGCCAGCTCCGCCCTGGGCTTACGAATACCAATACCCTCTCGATTGCATTCGTGCTTGTTGGGTCACTCCCCAAACCGCAACCGGCTTTTCCTCTGGCGTTCCAATCACCACCGCGGTCACTGGTGGATCCCCCTCCTTCTGGCAAGGCCCGCCGGTCAAATTCTCCATTGCCATCGATCAATTCTTCGGCGTCACCTCCGCAGCTATCAGTGCAGTAGGAGCCGGCTACGTCCTTGGCGAACAAATCACCCTTGCCCAAGCTCCTCAAGGCTCGGCTCCGGTAGGAGCACCTGTTGTGCTTACAGTCACAGGCATAGGCGGTGGAGGTAGCATTACTACTGTCAGCGTTAACAACGTCATCCGGGGCGAAGCAACATCGATCGGTGGCAGTTACTTCGCGATCCAAGCCAACCCAGTTGCACAAGGATCTACCTCCGGTGTCGGTACAGGAGCGACGTTTACTATCACGCAGAATGCTGCCTCGTCTGACCAACGAGTCATCCTCACCAACCAAGAGTTCGCCATTCTCAACTACGTCCGCGATGTCACCGATGAAAACGTCTTCGACGATTCCTTCCAAGAAGCCTTCGTCGATATCCTTGGCGCCTCTCTTTGCAAAGCCCTAACCGGCGACACTAAACGCGCCAACCTTGCCATCGCCCAAGCCAATGCGATGATCACCGAAGCTCGCGGCAATGATGCCAACGAAGGTCTAAAGGTAAACGACGTCACCCCTGACTGGCTGCGCATTCGCGGCATCGACTATGTCGAAGATTATTCAGGCCCCTACAACACCGGCTTCAACTGGGGCGCTATGTGGCCGGGATTCAATTAAATGTCCAACCCAATCATCCAACCTTCCTTCAACTCAGGCGAGTGGGCGCCAGCGCTAAACGCTCGCGTCGACTTGGCCAAATATCACTCTGGCGCTGCCCTACTCCGAAACTTCTTCGTCGATTACCGCGGTGGTGCAACCACTCGCCCTGGCACTCGCTATGTTCTCCAGACCCGTCTGACCACCACCGTTCGCATTATCCCATTCCAAGCCTCATTCACCGTCACCTATGTCCTCGAATTCGGTCAAGGCTACGTTCGGTTCTTCAATAATGCTGCTCCTGTCCTTGAAGTTCCCAAAACTATTTCTGGTATAACCCGAACCAATCCTGCTGTCGTAACCGCCACTGCTCATGGCTATTCTGCAAATGATTGGGTTTTCATTTCCGGTGTGGCTGGAATGACTCAAGTCAACGGCAACTATTACATCGTCGCAGGTGTCACTGCCAATACCTTCCAGCTCAATGATCTCTTCGGCAACCCAGTCAACTCCACCACCTACACCGCCTACGCCTCCGGCGGTACCGCTCAACGTGTCTACACCATTACTTCTCCCTACCAATCTAGTGAACTCGCCGGGTTGAAGTTCGTCCAGAACGTCAACCAAATGTATATTACCCACCCCAACTATCCACCTTATGTCCTTACATTAATCGCTTCTACTAATTGGACTTTGGCTCCTATCGTAATCGGTTCTACACTTGCAGCGCCGACAGGGCAAGCGGCTAATTCTACTCTAGCCGCTGGTACGGTTAACTATGCTTATATTGTAACTGCCGTTGACAATAACGGTCAGGAATCTCCTACTTCTGGATTTGCTACTGTTAGTAACGTGCTAGATATCCGCACTACAGGCGGCACTAATGCTGTTACGTGGAACGCAGTCGTCGGTGCTAGTAGCTACAACGTTTACCGCGCCAATCCACGTTATGGTAGTGCAGTTCCGGCAGGTTCCCAATTTGGCTTCGTTGGCAATATAACCTCATTGATATTCTACGATTCCAATATAGCCCCAGACTTCTCTCAAGGCTCACCGATCAGCCAGAATCCATTCTCAGGCTCTGGCGTGCAAACGGTGAACGTAACAAATGGCGGTAGCTATGGTGCTCCTGTTCCACTTCCGACCGTCTCCTTTACTGCCTCACCAGGGATTACTGCCACATCTACCTGCACTCTTGTCAATCTTAATGTGAACCTAAACGCCGCCGGTAACACCTATGCAGTAGGTGATGTCGAGGCTCTAACTCCAAATCTATTCATAACCGTACTTTCTATCGTAGGTGGCGCTTCATTTGGTCCTATTGCCACCTTTAGTGTATCTGGACAAACACCTCTTACTAGTGGCAGTACACCAGCCAATCCAATACCAGCAGTGAATTCATCAGGAGCTGGTCGAGGCTCTGGTGCTTCATTTAATCTAAATTGGACTGTTAGTTCTGTTCAAGTCATCAACCCCGGAACAGGCTATCTAGTCACCCCAACAGTATCCTTCTCAGGTAGTGGTGGAGCTGCCGCCACAGCCGTTCTTGGTGCGGCCAGTTCTGGAAATCCATCCGTTCCAGCGTTATATCAACAACGCTTAATCCTCTCTGGACCAGTTCTATCGCCTTCACAGATGAACTTCTCCCAGCCCGGGACGCCATTCAATTTCAACACCGAATTCCCGCTCCAGCCTGATGATGCTATCCAAGCAACCCTCACCAATACAACTCTTAACAGTATCAAATCAATGATACCAGTCTCAGCCGGTCTCATCGTCCTCACCGACAAAGGCGCTTGGTTAATTAATGGTGGCTCTTCCGGTTCTCCAATCTCTGCCCTTAGCCTAGTCGCTAACTCTCAAGGCTACTCTGGTGCCTCAGACCTTCCACCAATCACCACCCCGACCGACATCCTCTATGTCCAAGCTAAACAATCCATCGTCCGTGATCTCGCCTACAACTTCTACCTGAACAACTACCTTGGTACCGATATCTCCATCCTCTCCTCCCACCTCTTCTACGGCTTCACCCTAAAGGAATGGACCTGGGCCGAAGAGCCTTTCAAAACCGTCTGGGCCGTTCGCAACGATGGCCAGCTCCTCTCTCTTTGTTTTGTCAAAGAGCAAGAAATGATTGCCTGGGCTCACTCTGATACTCAGGGCACGTTCCAATCCATCGCATCAGTCACCGAAACCACAACCACAATCGGCTCCGTCGACGCAGTCTACCATGTTGTTCAACGAACTATCAATGGCACTACAGTTCAATACATCGAACGCTTTGTCGAACTCACCTACCCCAACGATTACAAATCCTCATGGCAGGTCGATGCAGGGATTGGCTATAACGGTGCTCCAACTACAATCTTCTCCGGTGCCCAACACCTCGGCGGTATGGCTGTCACTGGCGTTGCCGATGGTGCCGTGATCAACTTCACCATGCCTGTGTCTGGAACCTTCCAATTCGGCATCGGAGGCACTGCCGGTCTCACAGCGATCGCGAACGCCTCCATCGTAACCATCGGTCTGGCCTTCCTTCCACAACTCCAAACCCTGGCCCTCGATCTCGGCCAACCCACAGTCCAAGGCAAACGCAAGAAAGTCGCTGCTGTAACCACCCGAGTCAAGGGCGCTCTCGGCCTATCCGCAGGTAAAACCCAAGCCACCGTTCTCCCGATGCAAGACCTAATCCTCAACAACGTCGGTACCATGTCAAACCAACTCGTCACCGGCCTTGTCACCTCCGACGCACGTATGATCATCGACCCAGATTGGGATGTCTTCGGTCAATACTTCATCACCCAACCCAATCCCTATCCTGCTTCAATCCTTGGTGTAATTCCAGAAATCGAGGTTGGTGATGATTAGCATCGAACTTGTCCACTTTCCCATCTCCGATTTCATTCGACAACAGTCCGGCGATGTTCTATTCGAGCGCGAAGCCTCAATGATGGACTATTGCCACAAACTCGGTCAAGTCTATGCAGGATTCATTGATGACAAGTTCGTCTGCTGTTGGGGACTGATCCCCGGATCGTTTGTTTCCAACCAAGCCTATCTTTGGATGTGGTCCCAAGGCCCGATCGCGCAGCAATTCACCTTCATCCGGCGCAGCCAAATCCAAGTCCAGGAAATGCTCAAGCGCTATCCTACCATAGTTGGTCATTGCAAGCGCAGCTCCCGTTCAGCTCAGCGTTGGCTGAAATGGCTTGGCGCGGAGTTCGAACCGACCACAGGTGATATCCTCTCCTTCACAATCCGTAGGGTCTCCTAATGGCTGATCCAGTCACTCTCGGTGTCATGGCCGCAACCGCTGCTGGCGGTATCATCTCAGGCATTGGCCAAGCCGATTCTGCCAATTCCCAAGCCGCAGCCTACCGCTACAAATCCGGCGTTGCTCTCCTCAACAAACAAATCAACGAACAAAACGCCAATTGGGCTACCCAAGCCGGTGACATCCAAGCCCAAGAATCTGGAATGAAATCTCGCCAAGATATCGGAGAGACCAAAGTCGTTCAGGCCGCTTCTGGCTTTGACGTCAACTCTGGCACCAACGAAAAGATCCGCGAAGACCAAACCACCATCGCCGCGTTCAATCAAAACATCATTCGCTGGGATGCAGCCAAAACCTCCTACGGCTACGAAACCAAAGCTGTCATGGACACTGCCGAATCCAATCTCGATCAAATGTCTGCGACTGGTGTGGAGAAAGCTGGCCAAATCGAAATGGTCGGTTCATTCATCAACGCCGCGGGCTCTGTTGGCAGCAAATGGATGCAGGCCAAATCTATTGGAATGGTATAACCAATGCCCAACGCTCCTGGCCTAGTCCCTACCGCCCAACCTTCCCTCACCGGCACTCCGGAGGTCTCCCTTCCAGTCCCAGTCGATGCCTTCGGTGGTGCAGTCGGCCATGCTATCCAATCTTTCGGGACCGACCTCACCCACGCGACAAATGAAATCTGGCAACAGGTCGTCGCCAACAAAAACCTGCAAAACGAAACCGAAGCCAAGAACGCCGATGCGCAATATATGATGCAAGCTGGCATCAAAAACGAGGAATTCAAACAGCGCGAAGGTCTCAATGCTGGGCCAGAGGCTCTCGCCAAGCACATCACTGATCTCAACGATCTCCGCACTAGCCTTCGTGGCAATCTCAATCCCGCCGCCGCGCGTATGTACGATGGCTCATCTCTCTCCAACATGGGCAGCTACATCCGACTAGCCTCGGGCTACTCCGGTACGCAAATGAAGGTCGCCAATAACAACGCCGCGACCTCGCGCAAGGAGATTATCAAAAACAACATCGAGGCCGATCCCAACGACGAAGTCACCTTCCACCGGGGTACCCAAGCCCTTCGTGGCGAAAACTCTCGCCTAGCTGATAACGGTGGTTGGTCTCCAGACCAACTCGAAGCCAGCAACCAATCCGACATCTCCGACTACTGGTCCAAACGCATCGCCAGCCTATCCAAAACCGACGCTATCGGTGCCCAGAAGATGCTCGACACCGCGACGAAGTCTAAAGCAATCACCCCAATCGATGCCGGTCGTGTCTCCGCAACTGTTCAACAACAATTCGATACCCAAGGCTCTCGTGTCATCACTAACAAAGTCCTCGCCGACCGCCGCGCAGGCGAAGAGGAAGATGATAAACCCGTCGATACCTACATCGACGCAGGGATGAAAGAAGCGGACAAACTCGGTCTCGACCCAGAGCGCATGGAACAATTCAAAGACCGGGTCCGCACCAGCATCATGACCAAATACAAGCAACAAAAATCCATCGAAACCGATTCCGACAACCTAAACGTGCGGACCATTGGTAAGGCCTTAATCAAAGCCAATGCCGAAGGCCAATCCCCAACCACCTTGGAAGAACTAAAAGGCATCGATCCAGCCGTATCCCCAGCCTGGGACGCCATCTCCCGCGATCCACGCAAGCAACAAGCCATCCTCAAGCAACTCGAACACAATGCAGCGGGCACCAATCGAATCCCCACTACCCAGGCCAATCTCATGCTGTTTCATCAATACAAAGGCATGTCCCTATCCCCTGACGATGACAAACGCGCGAGTTTCATGGCCCAGAATTTCGGCGCCGACAATCGCCTATCCCTGCCCCAGCGTGATCATCTCATGAATCTCCAAGAGCGCATGCAGAAAAACCAATACGATGATCCACGCGTAGCTCGGGCATTGCACATCCTAACCCCAGACCTCCGCGGTGCCGACTACCCAATCGATCCAAAGAAAGATCCGCAGAACTATTTCCAATTCGTTGGTGGCCTTGCCGACTCTCTTGAGCAATACCAAACCGACCACCCGGGCAAAATGCCGCCTCCGGAGGATGTTAGAAAGATCGGCGCACAGCTAATGCAAGAACAAGCCTCCCATTGGTGGCAGTCGCACGAAGCATTCTACCAAATGTCCGCACCAACCGAGGACAAAGAACGCATCCGGGCCCTCCCGTTCTGGAAAGGTACAACCCCAGACGAAGGCAAGATCAACCGCTACTACCGCGCTGAGCTTTATCAACAGAAATACGGTGGCTCAGCCTCACGCTCAAGCTCTAAGGTCCCAGATCAACCATGACCGACTACAGCGATTTCCTTGCCGAAGAGGTTGGTGCCGCCAAGCGCGCCAACGCCGCTGCACTCGACGACGACCCCGAGCAAGCCGCGCGTGCGATCGACCTTTCCGACGCAACTGGTGTCCCATCCACAACCATCTACGGCGATGTCGATGGGTTTGAG